TGCCGGCCTCGTCAGCAGAGTCCTTCAACTCGCGCTCCATGCTGTTTAGCTCGGCTTTGGCGTTGTTTAGCTGGATAGCCCAGTTCTGTGTGCGCCGGTCGTTCTCGCCGAAGGATTCGGCGGCGTTTTTCAGCGCGGCCTGCAGGGTGGAGATTTTTTCCCTCTGCGCGTCGATCTCCTTATTCAGGACCTCGTTTCTGGCTGTGACAGCCTGAATGCTCTTGTCGTTTTTGTCGAACTGGGAAGCCACGAGGTTCATCTCGCTGCCCAGCACCTTGAAGGACTGGTTGATGTCCCGAAGGGCGTTCTTGAACTCCTTTTCGCCCTCGACCCCTATTTTCAAACCGAAATTGTCCGCCATGCCGCCACCTCCTTCCGCGTGCCTTCCGGTATGTAGGGATTGGGTATCCGTACATGAACCCGGTGCTATGTGCGGATGTCCATTCAAATCCCGTCTGGTATCACATCTTCAATAAATACCTCACGTTTTGGTTTTGCCAGCCCTAAGAATTGCTTATGGCACTCCCACAAGTCCATCAGCAGGCCGATGGGGGTGAGCCATGTTTCCTCCTCGGAGCGGTTCAGGTGAACCGTCCCGTAATATAAAAGCCGGGTAAACAACTCGTCGTCGTTTACTCGGCCCCCGTGTTTTTTGGGCCGCCCTCGCTTTCAACATTGCGTCTGGTACCCTTAAGCATCGCCTCGGTGATGGCGGCCTTGTACGCCGCCAGATCAAGCGGCGAGGTCAAAAGCTCCACCTCGTCCTCGGTCAGCACATCTTTCGGAGCGTCTTGATGCTTAAGGTTGTAAATCAAAATCGACTGGTTTGCCAGCATTGTTATCAACCATACAATCTCATCCAGCGCCATCTCGAAGTTTTCCGACTTCATCAGCTTCTCGCCGAGGTTTTCCAGCCCGCCGTAGCGTCTGGCGATTTCCTTGGTTGCGCGGGTGGTCAGCACAAGTTCATAGTCAGTGCCGCCGATATTAATAACCGCGCTTCTCTCGTCAGCCATTTGTCAGCCCCCCCTTATACGGCCGCGAACGTCGGCTCGTAGACCGCCGTATACCAGCCTGTTATGGTCGCAGGCAGGACGCCCGAGTCGTCCTCGTTGACTTCGGCTTTCCATGGGTGCTTCCCGTTGCCGTCGGGCTTGTTCCTGCGCGACACCGTACCCTCGATGGTAGGTGTGGAGAAGGTGATGGAGTCGCCCTTCGTCGCCAGGTTCGTGGAGGGTACCCCGAACTTTACGCGGTAAAGCCAGAAGTAACGGTATTTGCCGTTGGCCTTCTTCGCCCTGAACCCAATGGCGACGGGTGCGCCGCCGTCCTCGCTGGCGGAGATGAGTACGCCGTTGTCGTCCGTGGTCGCGCCCGTGAGTGTTTCTGCGGCGGCTCGCCCGATGTCGTCCACGCCGAGGGTCAGCTTTCCGTTTTTAAATTCCTTGATGATTTCGGCCGCCCCGTCATCGGCGTAAAGCGTTGCTTCGGCGAGTTCGACGGATAACTCCGCCGATATCGCCTTTGCAAGCAGCACGGGCGGTCCGTAGGTTTCCTCGCCCGTGACGGGCGCCTCCGTGATCGGCGCGTAGTAGAGCCGGTCAAGTCCTATCGTTGCCATAATCAATCCTCCCGTAATTCGTATTCTTTCGCCACATCAATGGCGTAGTGGTGGTAGCCGGTGTCGTCCTCATGGCCGATATACCTCCGGTCGGTCACCGTGAAGCCGTTATCCAGCAGTGCCCCCACAATTTGCTTTTTGCGCTGCTGGTAGTTGCTTTTGGAAAACAGCGACAGCCGTGCTTCCTGCACTTCGAATCGCGGGCGGTTGTCCGCGTGTATCCCGAAGGTGTCGGTCAGGGGTGTAATGACCACATATTCATCCGGCGCTTTGCCCTTGAAAACACCGGTCTCCACAGGAATATCCAGTGCATCCAGCATAGTGTTCAGTTCAGATAAAACGCTCATAGGTTCTTTATCTCCTCATCCAGCTTGGCGGCCATAGCCTCGATGCAGGCTTTCTTTGACGCGGATTTCGCGGGTTTGAGGAAAGGTTTCGCGGGCTGGCCGTGTTTTCCGTATTCGATGATGTTGGCGATCTTGGCGTTGCTGCCGCCATCGCTCCTCGGTTCGGCAAAGCCGACCTTGACATTAAAGTTTCCGTCCCTGTCCTGCTTTGCCGGGGTGACGCCGAGGGAGGAAAGCAGTTCGCCCGTGGACTCGGATGGGTATTTCGTATCCCTGCCGATGACCGAGCGAAGGTTGCTTTTTACCTTCTCCAGCACAACCTCGCCGCCTGCATCCAGAACCTTCGGGATAATTACGTCGGTCTGGTCCGCCAGTTTGGATACTTTAATGAGAAAATCATCCGGCATTTTTATATCGACTTTAGCCACCTGCATCCACCTTCTTTGCCAGAACCTCGATGTACATCCCGCGCCCACGCACATCCTCAACACTCAGGATATTGTATCTGCCGTCTGCGCAGGCAATGACATTGTCCGTTGTGATATCAAGGCCCGGCGGCTTACGGAAGCGAAACAGAGACGAGGCTTCGGAAAACGCCGCCATGTTTGCCCAGCGCTCATTCCCGTGTTTGTCCTCCTTGTAGGCCCGGATACTGGCGAGGACGGTATCGCCCCCGCCGACAAAACCTTCCGGATCTTTGACCGGGACGGTTGTAATGATGTCGATGAAGCTGTTCATTTTTCCGAAGCCCATATTCATGCCCTCCAGTCCCGGTCAAGCCGTAGAAGCAGGTTAGTCGTGTCCCACACCTGTTGGCTTGCCTGCACGTTGTCCGCAAAGAAACCTGCCGTCGAGCCATCCCTGCTTTCGTAAAAATGGCTCGACAGCATAATCACGGCCTGCTCGGTGGTGGGCGGCATGGCGTTTTCGGAGTACCAGCCTTCGGCGACGTGCTGGTAGCTTTCGGCGTAGGAAACAGCGGCGCGGATGATCCCCCGCAAGAGTTCGTCGTCCGCGCTGTGTTCCAGAATCAGGTTTGCCTTGACCTTGGGGAGCAGGGTATCAATCACGCCCATTACAACCGCCACCTTTCGATTAGGCTGCTTTCTGCTGGAGTACCTTGACGGCTTCCGGTAGGATCAGCTTGCCGTCCACACGCTGTGTGGCAATGAAACCCACCTGGCCCGTGGCGGCATAGAGTTCGTTCAACCGCTTAAATACGCGTCCCTGACGGTCGGCTACCCAGTAGTAGCTGAAATCGCCGAAAACCACGGTCTTGGCACCGGCCTCGATGGCAGGCACGTACGCCGAGGTGTACAGCGGGCGGTTGAGGATGGTGTCGGGCGTCGCTTCCTTGACGGATGGCTGCCAGAGATACTGCCCGGTGCTGTCCTTCAGCTTGCGGATGGCCTTGACGGTGGAGTCGTTCATGACGAACGCCGCCTTGTTGCGGTAGGGCGCTTTCAGGCTGTAGAACAGGTCGAGGATTTCATCCAGCGTGATGGCGGTTGCACCCGCCGTGGTTACGCCGACCTGGCCGCCGCCCGTGGCGGCAAGGATGCCCAGCGGCTTGCCGGTACCATCGCCTGTGAAGAAGGCTTCCTCTTCCTTGTTGCCGATGCGGCGGGCGAACTCCTTGGTAATGTAGCTTTCGAGGTTGAATACGCTGTCGTTTAAGAGTTCCTCGGAAACCTTAATCATGGTGGCCAGCTTGTAGGCGCCGATGGACACCTGCCCGAAGCTGTCGTCGCTTTCGGGAATGGCGCCCTCTTCATCGACCCAGGAAGCCGTACCCTTGCTTGCCACAACAGGAATCTTACGGTCGCCGGTGGATGTGGTGATGACATTGGCCAGCCTGCGGAAGATGTTTTCCTCCTCCAGGGCTTCCACCAGTGTCCGCTCGAATTCATCCGGGACGAGGTATCCGCCCTCGGAATCGGTGCCTATCTGCAGGGCGTTGCGTACGGCCACGTCGCCCTTGCCGCGCATGGCGTTCCAGAAGGCGCGCTTGTACTCCGCGCCGGCCCTGCCGGTCTTGTCCTCGAAGGGTACGCCGATAGGGGTATTCGTGATAGGCGTATTGGTCGGCTTTAAAAGCTCCGCATCGATGGCGGCCTGCCGTTCCAGGCGGTCGATTTCCTTGCCGAGCGCCACCACATCGGCTTCCATTTTGTCGTATGTCGCCGTATCCTCGGCGGACAAAAGCCCGTCTCCGCCGCGCTTGCTGTCAATGAACGCTTTTGCCGCGTCCCATGCCTTTGCGCGTTTTTCGCGCAGTTCAAGAATCTTGCTCATTGTGTCAGTCCTCCTTAAATTTAGTGGGAAATTAAAGAAAGCCGCTTATAAAGCCAATCCACAGGAGTAGCTTTGGCGGCTTCCATCGGGGTACCCGTTTCCGTCTTAGGCTTGGGGATCTTCCCAAGCAGCGACGCCGTGACCGCCATACGGCTGAAAATTAGCCCCTGGCCCGTATCCTGCGGCTCCTCGCCGCCCATAAACAGGATTTTGTCCGCAAAGCCGAGTTCCACAGCCTTTTTGGCGTTCATCCATGTCTCGGCGTCCATCAGGTGGGACAGCTTCGCGCGTGACAGGCCGGATTTCAGCTCATACGCGTTGATGATGCTTTCCTTAACCTCATCCAGCAGCGCCTTCGCGCGGAGCATTTCCTCGCTGTCGCCGATGGCGATGGTGCTGGGGTTATGGATCATGAGCATGCTCACGGGCGACATGTACACATCGCCGCCAGCCATTGCGATGACAGAGGCGGCGCTGGCCGCGAGGCCGTCAATCTTGACTGTGACATTGCCGGAATAGTCCATGAGCATGTTGTATATTTGCGCCGCGGCGAATACGTCGCCGCCGGGGGAGTTAATCCACACCGTGATATCGCCGGAACCCGACAGTAGTTCGTCCTTAAACAGCTTGGGCGTAACCTCGTCGCCCCACCATGTTTCCTCGGCGATGGGTCCGTTTAGATAAAGGGTGCGTTCCTCATCCGAATCCCGCACCCAGTTCCAAAATTTCCTCATTGGCTAACCTCCTTCGGTTGATTGTTTGCAAACGCGCCCGCATCGGCCAGCTTTGTCATATTGCCGTTGACCAGGTACAAGTCGCCGCCTTCCTCGGCGGGAATGCGGTTCATGTCCTCCAGCTCGCGGATGTCGTTCGCCGACATCCAGCCGTTCTGGCGGGCCGTGGCGTATCCTGTCATCCGGCTTTGGTAGTCGCCGCGCAGCAGGCCGTCCAGGTTGAACTTCACGAAAAGCGACGGCTTTTCGGACGGCAATATCAGTGATTGCCGGAGCGACTGCTCCCAGCGCACCACCCAGGGGTCGAGGGTATATTTCACAAACTCCAGCGACTGCTGCTCGATATTGCTGAAGCTTGATTTCTCAAGGTCACCGACCATATGGGGAGGTACCCGGAAGATGCGGGCGATCTCATTGATCTGGAATTTCCGTGTCTCCAGGAATTGCGCCTGTTCCGGCGGTATCCCGATTGCCTGGAATTTCATGCCCTCTTCCAGCACTGCCACACGGTGGGCGTTTCCGCTGCCCTGATAGGCGCTGTTCCAGCTATCCTTGACCCGCTGGATGTCTTTGATGACGCCGGGGTGTTCCAGCACGCCGCCCGGGTTTGCGCCGTTGGCAAAAAAGGCGGCGCCGTATTCCTCGGTGGCCAGCGCCATGCCGATGGCGTTCTTCGCCATGGCGATTGGGCTGTAGCCGATAAGGCCGTCGAAGCCCAGGCCAGGGATATGCAGGATTTCATCGCGCCGCAGGGTAACGTAACCACCGTTTAGCTTGATGCGGCTTTCCTCGAAGTCACGGCGGTAGGTGTAGATAAGCTCGCCGCCTGCCGTGCGGCTGACTTCCATCTTGTTGGGCAGCAGGGGGTAGAGCGCAAGCACACGCCCGCGCCCGTCACGGATTACCTGGGCGTAAGCGTTGCCCCAAAGCAAAAGATGGCTCATCAGTGTTTCCCTGAACACGAATGAAGTCATCTCCGGGTTTGGCTCGTCATGGAGCAGGTAATATAAAGGGTGGTCGGTCACGCGCTCCTTGCCACCGTCCTTCCTGTACCGGTAAAGGTGCAGCGGCAGTCCGGCGACGGCTTCGGCCAATATGCGGACGCAGGCATACACTGCCGTGGCCTGCATGGCCGTCCGTTCGTTGACCGCCTTGCCGCTGGCCGTGCCGCCGAACAGGAAGGAGAACGCACTACCGATGCTGTTCTTGGGCTTATCGCGCGAATGGAAACCGAAAAGCCGTGATAGCCTGCTCATAGGATCAGTAGCCCCCTTTCGTTGTAAACGCTCTCGCTGTTGTCATTACCGCAGCGGATAGCCCGGTCGAGCGCCATAATCGTCGCCACGGCGCCGTCAATTTTCTCGGTGGATTTTTCCTTGTCGGGCTTGATGTTGCCCGCCGGGTCGGTCTTGATATAGATGTTGTCCATCATCCAGCGCAGGACGGGGTGCCCGCCGTGGGCGATCCGCTGTTCCAGCGTCAGCTTCATCAGTTCCTTTGTGGGGGGTGACATATCCTTGAAGCCTTGCCCGAACGGGACGACCGTAAATCCCAGCCCCTCAAGGTTCTGTACCATCTGCACCGCGCCCCAGCGGTCAAATGCGATTTCGCGGATGTTGAACCTCCCGCCCAAATCCTCGATAAACTTCTCGATATAGCCGTAATGCACCACATTCCCTTCGGTGGTCATAAGATAACCCTGCCGCTCCCATAGGTCATACTGCACATGGTCGCGCCGGACGCGAAGGCCGATGTTGTCCTCCGGCATCCAGAAAAACGGCAGGACGGTGTATTTGTCCGTTTCATCCGCCGGCGGGAACACAAGCACGAATGCCGTGATGTCGGTAGTGGAGGAGAGGTCAAGCCCGCCGTAGCATACACGCCCCTCAAGGCTTTCGGTATCGACAGGGAATGCACAGGCATCCCACTTCGCCATCGGCATCCAGCGCACCGCCTGTTTGACCCACTGGTTGAGCCGAAGCTGCCGGAAGCTGTTTTCCTCCGCCGGGTTTTGCTTCGCGCTCTCGCAGGCGGCTTTCACCTTGTCAATGCTGACCGTGATGCCGAGGGATGGGTTGGCTTTCCTCCACACCTTGGGGTCTGTCCAGTCGTCCGCCTC